AAAAACCAATCCACCTCAGACAAAAAGCGGTGTGATGACTGACTCCCTCGGGATAACTCAATCCTCGGGATTAGACCGCCCTGCCGTTTATGTCATCGAAAACCACCCGCAAGACAGCCGGGTGAAAATCTGTGAGGACGGCATTGTGCAGACCCTCAGCGGCAAGATGGGCACGGGTGGTGGCAATGTCCCGCTGATCTTGGAAACCCAGCAGGAGGAAACCCATGGATAAGAAAAGCTATACCCTGCGGATGCGTGCAGGGTGTGCGGGGGGGGGTAAAGGCGCTTTGATACAAGAGGAAAAAAGCGGCACACTCTGCCCCAATAATGACCAGGTGCTTTTTACCATGCAGGGCTTTGGTGACTACATGGCGGGGGGGGTGGCATCCGCTTTGAAAAGCAGAGACTACAAGGATGCAACTGACCTTGTGGTGGCCGCTGTGGACTGCCGCAACGGTGTAGAAAGCCCCGATGTATTCCACACACTGCAAGCCAAGCCGGGAGGCGGCCAGAGCCTCAACTGCACCCCCTGCGTGCGCCAGGGCTCCACGGTCCGCCGCCTCACCCCTCTGGAGGGTGAACGGCTCCAGGGCTATCCCGATTTTTGGACAGACATAGGACCGTGGACGGACAGCAGCGGCAAGCTGCACAAGGACTGCTCTGACAGCAACCGCTACAAGGCCATTGGCAACAGCATTGCGCTCCCCTCATGGGCCTATGTACTCACACGCCTCTCTCTCTGCATCCCAGACGGCAAGCCCACCATGGCCAGCCTCTTTGATGGCATCGGCGGCTTTCCACTCATCTGGGAATGGCTCCACGGCAAAGGCTCCTGCATCTGGGCAAGTGAAATTGAGGAATTTCCCATTGCCATCACAAAGCACCGCTTTCCTGAGGAGGACTGACCCATGGGCTACCGCAAAGTGAGCTACCTTGAGCAATGCTGGTATATCGTCCGGCACTGGCTCTGGCTGAAATTCCATAAAGCAGGAGGCGGCAAGGCATGAAACCAGACCCCTGCAAAGATGACCCGCCCATCCATCTGTTTTTTGAAATCAACCCTTTTGAAATCCTGCCCCCACCGTTTCCGGGAGCAATACTAACACCAGGCGGCTTTTATATGTGTCCGCCGCTGACCAAGGAGGATTTACAAAATGAAAATCATTGACCCCTGTGTTGAGATCGTCACCCCGCTGGATGGCCAGGCCATCCTCAAGCACATTGAGCGCTGTGGGCGTGTGTGCTACAAGTCTGAGGATAAAATCACCGATACCTCCGCCCAGAAGTTTGTGGCGGGCATCATCAAGCGTGGCCATGAGGCCGTGCTGGAGCACTTTGACATCACCGCCAAGTTTACGGTGGACAGGGGCGTGTCCCATGAGATCGTGCGCCACAGGCTGGCGGCCTACTGCCAGGAGAGCACCCGCTATTGCAACTACTCCCAGGGCAAGCACGGCAGTGAAATCACCGTCATCAAGCCCCTCTACATGGACAGGGGCACCCCTGTTTTCAACATCTGGAAATCCGCCTGTGAGCGCTGTGAGACAGCCTATTTTGACCTGCTCAATGAGGGATGCAGTCCTCAGGAGGCCCGCGCCGTCCTGCCCAATTCCCTCAAGACTGAGGTGATGATGACGGCCAACCTCCGTGAATGGCGGCACTTTTTCAAGCTGCGGACCTCACCGGCAGCGCATCCCCAGATGCGTGAGGTGGCCATCCCGCTGCTCCGCATGATGCGGGAGAGCATCCCGGTGGTCTTTGATGACCTGGAGGTGGACAAGTGAAAAGAGCTGAGATACTGGAGGCCACCCGTGTCTGTGTATGCGGGGAGCGTGAGCAGGATTATGGCACCCCGGAAAACAACTTTGCCACCATCGGCTATTTTTGGGGTGTGTATCTCAACGCCGCCCATCCCGAATATACCAAGGCTTTCCCCTACAACGGCATCACCGCCAAGGATGTGGCGGCAATGATGGCGCTGCTCAAGGTGGCCCGCATTGCCACCGGCTCCAGCGCGGACAGCTTTGTGGACCTGGCCGGATATGCGGCCTGTGCCGGTGAGATCGTCACCGCTGAGAATGGAGGCACTGCATGAAATCCCGCAAATACCGCCGCCAGAGGCATGAAAAGCCCCGCATGTGTGACCCCGGCATGTGCGACAACTGCCAGTATATTGGGGAGGGTGACTTTATCTGTGACGATGCCCCGGAGGGCCCCGTGATCGTGGCGGAGGACTGGGAGCCCACGGAGAATTATCTCCGATGCAAAAGCCGCCGCCATGAATAGGACAGAGCGGCGCAAGCTGCAAAGGCAGGGTGTCCGGGTGCCCAAGGACCCCATCATCAATGTCAAGATGTCTGATCTGGGCAGGATGACCCCCACACAAGAGAGCGCCATGCGGCATGAGATCAACCAGCAATGCCTTGACGCTGATGCCCGCCTCACGGCGGATGTGGATGCCATGGTGCTCTGGACCCTGCACCAGCACTGCGGCTTTGGCCTCAAGCGCCTCCATGAGTTTTATGTGGCCATGGCCAAGGAGCACAAGAGGATGCGGGATTTTTACGAAATGGATGACCTCTACCCGGAGCGCTACAAGCTCAAGGAGCTGGGTGTGGATGTGGAGGCCTGGGAAAAAGAGATTGAGGTGTATCTGTGAAAACGGAAACAAAAAAAATCATGGCGGCCATTGGTGAGGCCGCACTGCTGGAGCAACTGGCTGAGGAGAGTGCGGAGCTTGCACAGGCAGCGCTCAAGATGGCCCGCAAGCTCCGTGGAGAAAATCCCACACCCGTGACCCATGCGGAGGCCATGGAGCATCTGCGTGAGGAAATCGGAGATGTGCGCCTCTGCCTCCGCATCCTGGATGATGACATTGGCGGCATGGACACCTCCGCCATAGAGGAGCAAAAGCTCCACAGGTGGCTTGACCGGCTTGAGAATTTCAGTAAAGGAGCCACGCTGCCATGCAACATGACCGCAAAATAACAATCTCCGCTGGCAACAGCCGGAGAGCCATGACCTGGACCCAGCAGACCATGCTCATCTCAGAGCTGTGGGCAAGGCTCCAGACACCCGCCAGGGGCACAGAAACCCTGGCGGAATATCTCAACATGAAAAAGGCCCAGCAGGATGACCTCAAGGATGTGGGCGGCTTTATGGCGGGCACGCTGTCCGGCCCCCGCCGCAAGGCCAACAATGTCACCGGGCGTGACATCCTCACACTCGATCTGGACAACATCCCTGCGGGCGGCACTGAGGATGTCCTCCGCCGTGTGGAGGCGCTGGGCTGCGGCTACTGCATTTATAGCACCCGCAAGCACAGCCCAGCCGCTCCCCGGCTCCGTGTCCTGCTGCCGCTTGACCGCACAGCCTCAGCGGATGAATATGAGCCGCTGGCCAGAAAGATGGCGGAGTACATAGGCATGGAGCTGATGGACCCCACCACCTTTGAGGTGAGCCGCCTGATGTATTGGCCCTCCTGCTGTGCTGACAGCCAATACATCTATGTGTGGCAGGACAAGCCCCTCCTCTCCGCCAATGGGCTGCTGGCCCGGTATGAGGACTGGAGGGACTGCACCCTCTGGCCGCAAGTGCCGGGGGCTCTGAGCCTCCCCAAGCTGGCGGTCAAGCAGGGTGACCCGGAGGCCAAGACGGGCGTGGTGGGTGCTTTCTGCCGCACCTATGACATCTACCGCGCCATGGATGAGCTCATCCCCGGCATCTATGAGGCCGTGGAGAGTATGCCTGGGCGCTATACCTATCTGGGCGGCTCCACCACGGGTGGCGCTGTGATCTATGACAACGGCAAATTCCTTTACAGTCACCACGCCACAGACCCGTGCAGCGGCAAGCTGGTCAATGCCTTTGATCTGGTCCGCCTCCACCGCTTTGGAGATGCGGATGATGAGGCGCAACCCGGCACCCCTACCAATAAGCTCCCCTCCTACCAAGCCATGTGTGAGCTGGCTGTCCAAAATCCCGATGTGGCCGCCCTGATGAGCCAGGAGCGATACCAGGAGGCCATCAAGGACTTTGAGGGCGTGGCGGCCACCAATGATGAGGACCCCGCCAACTGGATGGACAAGCTGGCCATCAACAAGCAAACGGGGCTCCCCAAGGCAACCATTGATAACTGCTGGATTATTCTGGAGAATGACCCCCAGCTCAAGGGCAAGTTTGCCCTCAACCGCTTTGCGGGCCGTGGTGAGGTGCTGGGCCCCCTGCCGTGGAACACCAGCCCCAAGCGCCGCCTCTGGGATGACAATGACAATGCTGGCCTCTAC